CACTTGTTGCTGCTGCAAAAAATGGAAGTTGTGGTTCTTCATTGGCTATATCATTAATTGATTTGTTAATAGAATTTTTAACAAAGTTTTGAATACCTGTCGCACTCGCAAATGTAGCAGAGGTTAGCTCAATCTCATTAAGTTCACGTAAAACATCATTTGTTAGTGTTAGGAATGTTGTTGCCATTAAATCTCCAAATTAAAAGTGTAAGGGGGAAGCGAACACATGATTCCTTCCCCACTTACGAATTGCTTAGTCTACTACGTAGAAAGCAGATACTAGAGCTTCAGGTCTAAGTACTTCCGCACCATAAACGTGAAGACCTCTAACTATATCACCAAATGAATCAGGATCTCTAAGGACCTCTGTTGATGTTATAGCTTGAGCAGTAGCTGTTGACGATATGTGTCCTGCTAATACTTTACCAGTAGCGTTAGACGTACTAGCAACATTATTAGATTTGTACATATCAAATCCACGTAATTTACCACTGGATACTAAACCATTTCTCAGTGAGCCTTGACCTGCGTTGAAGTCAACGGATAGAAGTTTAGAACCAGACTGTGAAAGCTCTTCGTAGAACGAAGGTGGTGCTAAGAACCATCTTCCTTCCTCAGGAATGCTTTGGTCGTCAAGTAGTCTAGCCATTCTAGCCATAAGGTCTAGGGCATCTACACCAGTTCCATCAGAACCTAAAAGGTCTACTGAGTTTGTGGCGTGAGTCATGCTTGAATCAGCAGTAGAACTGTCTGAACCTATGACGTGGTCTGGTGAACTTGAAGATACACCTGCAAACATTTCTGCAATGACACCTGCATCAAACGCATCTCTCAATGCATATGCAGCAGATGAACTTGCAACTTCTTTGAAGTTCACGTGAGACATTGAAGTTTCAATATCATCAACGATGAATTTAAAAGCGTTTGCTACATCAACAACCATAGTTAATTCTTGGTCTGTTAATGCTGTTTTAGTTACGTCAGCACCTCTCTCATATTGATAAACGGTGATTTCGGGTTCTTTAATGATTCTTACAGTATCTCCGAAAGCAGATATTTCTCCTGCGTAATCAGTGTTAGTGATTGCTTCAGCTACCGAAGCTTTTCTAAAAAAGTTTAAAACCTTTTTGGAATAGACTTTCGGTAAGAAAAAGGAGTTAGTTTGACCACTTACGGAGTTACCAAAGTTACCATTTGTATCAGTTGACTGCTCAAAAAATTGGTCAGATTGATTAAATGCCATAATTATTCTCCTTGAATATTATATTTTGGTTATCCAATAATTCTGCCTTCCTCTAAAGCTTTGTCGATTTCACTTTCGAGTCTATCGTACTCGTCCATAGATAAGGCAGCAATTTCCTGTTGTGTCCAAATCTTAGGTTCGTTTACATCTGCAGGTTTAGTTGTCTTGGTAGATACTAAATCTGCTGCATCGTTCCTTGATTTGGGAGGAGTTGATTGTGCAGTTACGATTCCATTTTCAGCTTTAAAAAGGTCAATGGCTTTACTAGCAAGAGTTGCATTGTTTGGATTATTATAAATCCAATCTTGTATCTCTTCTGGCTGAGTTTCTGCCCACGCATGAAATTCATTGCTACTTCTAAGTTCATCAAAGTCAGGATGTTTACTTAACAAATCTTTCTCTGCTTCTCTTTTTAGTATTTCTGATTCACGGTTTTGCATTGCATCCAATCTTTCTTGCAGTGTTGCAAGTTTTTCTTCGCTTTGCAAATGGGCTACTGATTCAACCACTTCGTAAACATCAGGATATTGAGCTTTAAATTGTTCTAGTTCCTCGGGAGTTTTAGGAGCTACATACTCAGGTTGCGTTTCAGTAACTCTTTGTAGTAACTCTTGCTCTCTTGCTCTAAAATTATTTAAGCTATTATCATAATGTTTTTTTAAGTCATCATATCTTTTTTTATAATCTGGACGTTTGTAAGCTTTTTCATTAGAAGGTTGAGGTTCAGCTTTCGCTTCTTCTTGTACTTCTTCTGTTTGTGCTTGTGGACGTTCAAAAAATAATCCCTCTGCCGTATCACCATGTTTAGGCATAACATCATCAGTATGCCATGCTTTTTTCTGATTATACGGATTAGGTGTTGCTTCTGTGGATTCCTCCTGTATTGTTTCAACTTCTGTCATTTTATTTTCTCCTTAAGGGCTTGTGCTATTTACAAGGTAGCCTATCATAAAAACGTCTTTTTATTAGGGGCTTGTCTTACAAGGTAGCTAAAGGTTGTTAAAGTGATAAGGGTCACAAAGTGAGTAGCTTATCGTTAATTAGCTTCTGACGTATGGGGCAGTAGAAAGCATAGACTTTTTAAGTTCATTACCTATTAAATCTTCTTCTTCTCGCATACTAGCTTGAGCACCAACAGTTTCTTTCGTTACTCTGATGTCTTGCTGTGTAGGTTGAGGTTGAGGTCGAAAAATAGGTTCTTCCTGCATTACCATTCCACCATTAGCCATATCTTGTCTTCCATCTGCTCTAGCTTCTGCTTCTTTCATCATAGACATTAATCTGTCTTCTCCGATTTCTTCAGTTGCCTTTGCAGTAAAGACAAATTCTCCATCCGATAACCTTGCAGGTATCGAATCGGATATTCCAGTACCCGGTCCTTCAACAGTTCCAGAGCCTGTAAATTCGGTTGCACTCTCGACTACTTGGTCAAATATCTCGCTTAGTTTTGCATCTTTCTCGAGAGCTCTATTTAAATAATTCTTATCTTCATCATCTAGTGTAGACTCTATAACATAGTCTACATATTCTTCTTCCATTTCTTCATCAGGAAGCATTTCTGAATTCATTTCTTTTGTTTCTATTTTAGCAGGAGATACAGAAATTGCAAGTGCATTCATCTGGTCGTCTACTGTACCACCTTTTGAAAAAGGTATATCATCATCTTCAGATACTTTGACGAAGTAATCATCATCGTCTAATTTTTTTACTTTACCTGAAATTATTTCTTGTATACTGTTTGCAGAAATAGCAGTTTCCTCACCATCAAGTGTATCATAAAAAATTACATTTTCACCTCTTTCATATTCTTTAATAATATCATCTGCTGTAGTAGACCTTTCCATGTATTTAGCTTCCTCAGGAGTCATAATACTTCTATATCTTTTAGGAAGTTCTCTTCTTAAAATTTGTTTAGCTTTTGAAGATAAAGCTCTAACAATACCACCAACTGCTTTTTCTTCCCTTAATAATTTTTTCATCCTATTTCTTACATCATCTGGAAATGTATCACCTATGCCTTCTTCTCTTAATTGTTTTCTAGCTAATTGTTCGGCTGCTAGTTCTTGTGACCTTGATATATTCATCCCAACATCTTGACCTCCCATAGGTGGTTCTCCTTCCATACCTGCTATTCTAAGCATTAGTTTAGAAGCTTGCAGGTTTGCTTCTTTTGTTCCCATACGTCCTCTTACATCTTCAAAAAATTGGTCAATAGTTTCATCACTTAAACCTTGTTTTTGTAAGTTTTCACGAACAAGTCCTAAGTTTACATATTTAGGCATATCAGCTCTTACATTTTCAATAAACTCGTCTATTGAAGAATCAAAACCCTCTACTCCACTCATTACTTCAAATTCATCAAGTACTTCTTTTATTCTTACATCTGACAATCCTAATTCTTTAAGCTGTTTAACTGAATCACTTTTTGGTAAAACTACTCCTTCTTTAACTTGTTCTGATGCTTTTCTAGCAAACTTACTTAAAAATCCACCTACAGCTTTACGTTCTCTTAACAAAGAAAAGTCTTCACCACTAATCTTGCCATCTTTGTTAGCATCTAGTTTTTTTTGTTTACCTTTTAGTGCCATTAATCTCCCTCTCTATCTAATGTTACTTTTACTTCTTCTTTAAGTTTACTCAATGTTTCCACTAAAGCCCACTTCCCCCGGTTGAGGAACAATTCCTGTTCCGATGTTGCCACCACCAGACCCTGTACGGTCAAGTTCCTCTGGTGGTTGAGGTGTTCCTGTAGGGCTTCCCATGCCTGTGGGTGGTTGACCAGTGGGAGCAGTTTCTTCGCCTGTTGTTTGCTGAGCATTTTGCATTCCTATAATTTGGGCAGCTATTGCAGCTTCTTCCGGACTATTCAAAATTTCTTCTGGGTCTAGGTCGAGACTGAAAGCTAGTTCACTAATTAATTTAGACATTTTAACAAATGGTGCAATAGCAGGATTCTGTGCAGTTTGCAAGAACATAGTAAGTCTTTGTGACCTTACTTCTTTTTGCATTAGACTGGCTGTACCCATTGCTTCTATTTCTAAGTCACCAATAATATCTAAATCTTCTTCTATAAATTGCATATTCCAATGGAAGAAAGCTTCTCCTAATGGTTTAAGCAAAAAGTCGTCAATGTTTTTTATAACTGTTTTAATATTTAAACTTGATGCACCAAGTAGCATTGACATACCTGATGCAGTCCTAGTCATGCTCTGTACTCCTGTTTGCCCATGAGAGTAACTAGGTATTCCAGTTTGTTCGTCTGCAAGTTGTCTAAACTTGTCAAACATCATCATGTTTTCTGTAGCTGTATTTGGAAACTTAATTCCATGAATAGACTGACCCGGCATTCCTGCTTGTCTACGGAATATTTTTCCGGGATATATATCCATTGATTGTCCACCTACTAAAGCAGACTCATCTACATCAAACACTAATGAACCTGACAGTGCTAAATTGTCAATAGCCATTCTAGCATGTCCATTCATAATCTGTTGAGAATCTAACATATTTTCTGGTACACCAATACCAAAGAAACTGTATGGATTCTTTTCATATGGAAATGCATGATATGGTAGTGTCGGAGGTGTAAATGGATTTACAACTGCTCTTAATAAAACAGCACCACACGTCCATGCATTAATCTGTACTTCATCTAAATCGTCTACTGTGTCTGGTAAATCAATACCAACTTCACGAGCATAGTCTGCATCCATGATTCCCCAGTATTCTAGTATTTCATATCTATCTGAATAATCTGTTTCGCTTCTATCTTCGTCAGCAGTTATTTGGTCTTCAAAGTCACGAGCTTCATAATTCGGACCCATCTGTAAAACATTTCTAATAGCATCTTTATCAAAGTAAGGCATGTTACGTAAGTTACGTACTTGACTTCTATTAAACTTATGTCTATGCACAATGTAATCACACTCTTCCATTGTAGTAGCATTTGGGTCAGGATAAAAATCCCAACAACTAACAAACTCTACTCTTGGAACTCTAACGTGTGTAGGAGTATAGTTTCTTCCTTCTTCTCCCTGTGTCCAACGATGTAATGTTTTATTAAAACTAAATGGTCCTTTTAAGATGCCTGTTCCAAGCATAGCTGCTTCAAACAATGAATTACGTAATTCTGATATACCATTAGATTCTTCTAATTGGTCATGGATTAATTTTTCCATGTTACGTGCAGCTATTTGTGCAGGATTAATAGTAGGAGCAGGTATAGCAGAACTTCCTTCTGTTAAAACTATTTCTCCATCTGTTCCTACATAATTATCTTCTAATGAAGATAAAAAGTCTTCTCCACTAACTAATGTAGCTCCTGCTTTTAAAACTTTACCATCACCTTCAAAACCTACATTAAAAGGATTTTCATCTAGTTGTACTTGTGATACATCAATCCCACTTTCTACATAAGGTCCTTCGATATTAACAGGAGCTTGATTTAAATTTATGTGAGCTTCTTTAGCTATGCCCTCTGGTAATCTTGTTTCTTTTACAGAAATAGGAAACTGTCCTGTGCCAAACAAAACATCTATAAGTTGTCCATATGCAGCTACAGTTTTAGTTTTTGTAACTTTAATAAATACTCTAGATTTTTCTGATTCTCTAAACCTTACACGCTTGCCATACAGACCTCTAAAGTTTTGATAAGACTGTAGCCATCGTTCTTCATCACCTTGTCTTGCTCTTTCAGCATCTGCAAAACGACTTCTAACAATACCTACTAAGTTTCTACTCTGGTCTTCTTCAAGCTGTAAAGTTTTGCCATCTTCGCCTTCAACCTCTTCATAGATGTTGTCAGCGTTTAAAAATGTATTTTCTTCCATATTAATATCCAAAAGTAGAATCAGAAGCTTCAAAAGTACGTTGTTTTAAACGTATCATATCTGAGATAGGGTCTGACATTCTAGGTCTACTCATTATTAAATACCTTAATGCATCATATGCATGGTCCTGTGCATGTGTATCTACATCCTCAGGATTTGTTTTTGCCAAAGGTATACTTTGTAATTCTTTAATTAGATTAGGGCAAGTGTTAAATATTTGTAAGCGTGGTCTACTTTCTGGATTTGCTTGTTTTAAATATTCGTGTATTTGCACTTTACCTGCTATTCTATTTTTATCTGCTCGTCTAAGTTTGTGTCCTGACTTAATTAAAACTTCACCTATTGTAGGTCCTGTATAGCCAGTTCTTGCCCACGCTGCAGTATCTAACACACCCGGAATAGAACGATACTCGTCATACTCTCGTTCTGTAATCTGTGCTCCGAGTGCTTCTCCCGTAAGACCTTTTTGATAAAGTTCTCTATATATGATGAGGGTCTTATCCTGTGGGTCAACAGCAGCCCAAAGACAACAGCTTTCCGAAGCGTAGCCATAGTCAATACCTTTAATTCTTTCCCAATGTAAGGGTATGTCAAAAGGTGTTATGACATGAACTGATGGGTCAAATTCTACGAAAGCTGCTCCTTCATTTACTTCCCAGTTACCTTCTAATAATTGTTTTCTTTGGATTGGAGGTAGTGAAAGGAGCATACGTTCATATTCACCATCTTTAGCTAAGTAAGGATTGTCTGCTAACTTAGCCGGAATAAACTTTCTTGTTAAACCATCAGAACCAATAAATGATTTATTAGGTTCATCCGATTCTAAATATCTTTTCTTTACCCAGTGTGCTCCAACACCACCCGGGTTTGCAGTACAACGTAAATAGGTTTTAATACTAGGGTCAGTTGTTCTTAAACGTGAAGCTAAATAGTTCCAACCGAACTCAGTTGGTAAGTGGGTAATTTCATCAAACCCTATCCAACTGTATGCTTGACCTTGATACCTATATACGTCTGCATCTTTTTCCAAGAAACCAAATTCTATTTTAGCTCCACTTGGAAAGTTCCAAACCTTTTCTACTTCTCTAAACTTAGTTCCCGGAAAAGCTTTGGGATATAATTCTCTACTCTTATCTATGAGTTCTCTCAACTCTGGCATAGACCTTCTAAGTATTAAAGCTCTATGTCCTTTAACGTGGCAGTAACGCAATGGGTCTATTAACATTGCAAAACTTTTACCACCACCTGCAGCACCACCATAAAGAACGTCTTTTTCGTCTGCTGCTAAAAAATCTGTTTGTGGTCCTTCGTTTGGCATAAAAGCAACAAACGAATTAGTTTCTTCTAAATGAGCTTGTACTGAATTAGCTAAAGTAGTAACGTCTGATTCTGTTACTACCTTCCCCTCTTTTGATACTGTGCGTTCATCCGATGCGTTCTCAAACTTACGGACCGTTGTTTCTTGTTGTCTGAGTGTTTGTTTTTTGGACCGTAGTTTCTTTTCAAGTTTTTCAACTGTCCTCCTCTTTGAAGTTAATGACTTTCTGGCTGCCATTTTCTTCTTTTGTTTAGAAGAATAAGCATATTTGGATTTAGAACCTTTCGGTCTTCCTCCCTTCTTTCGAGGTGTTCCGTCTTTGTTAAGTATAAGGTTGCCTTCAGAATCTGTCAAGTAAAGAGTTGAATTTATTTCTGTCTGCTTCTTCTTGTCGTTGTCTGTCATACTTCTTATCTATATGTTTTTTTAAACCCATTCGTGAGAGTTTACGGTTAGTACTTGCTTCGAGCCAGTCAACTGCAACAGCTAAACTAATCTCGTCATTGCGTACCATTTCTGATACAACATTTAAAGCTTGTATTTGTTCAGGTACAGGTTTTAAGTAACCTTCTACTTCGTTGTCAATTTCATATCCAAAAGGTATGGTTGACGTTTTTCTTTTTATATATCCTTCTTTCATAACTGATTGTGATGTCTACGAGCTAATTTGTTTTCCCAATCTTCAATAGCTTTTGCAATACTTTCTTCTGCTAACACAGAACAATGTAGTTTAATAGGTGGTAGTTCTAAAACTTCTGCAATGTCTTTATCTTTAATTTGTTTTGCTTCTTGTATAGTTTTACCTTTGAGCATATCTACAAATAATGTAGATGATGCTATAGCAGAACCACAACCATATGTTTTAAACTTAACATCTTCGATAGTATTACCATCTAGTTTAAGTTGTAACCTCATTACATCACCACATGCAGGAGCACCTGTCATACCTGTAGCTACGTTAGGGTCATTAGGGTCAAACCTACCTACTGCATGTTTTTCAGGTTCATTAAGAACACTTTCAAATCTATCTACTACTTTTTGTGAATATGCCATTACTTATTAAATATCCTATCCCAGTTATCATCAAACTGTTTTTTAGACACAGATTGTTTTCTAGGTCTTGAACCTTTACCAATACGACCACCATTCTTCTTATTAGTCATAAGAACTGGCTTTTCATTACTTCCTAACTGTGGCATCTTACCATTTAACTTTATTAGCCCACCATGCAGCAGACATTTTACCACGAGCAATATTTTTAGCGTGACGAGCTTTAAAAGATTTACGTTTTGCTTTCATACGAGCAGACTCACCTTTTTTAGGTTTACCTGCTGTACCTTTAACTGTACCAACTTTTTTTCCTTGTTGTCCGAAGCGAATAGTTTTTATCTTATCCCCTTCTTTTGCAACAACAATGTGAGACTTCGTTGGATGATTAGGAGTACGTTTAGGTTTGTTATAACCACTTACTCCTGCTCGTTTTAAACGTGAGTCTTTAGCTTTACCACCTTTTTTATAATCTTCTCTCATCATATTAGAATGGTTCTTTTGTAATATTTTTAATATTATGTTTTATATTGTTGTATGTTTCAGGCTTAAACTTTTTTAAACCAAGACCAGTAATAACTAGTAACACAACTAGAAAAATAAATATATCCATATTATTATCTCCTTTTCTTTTTAGTTTTAGTTTTACGATGTAAGCCATGTTGAGCATGTTGCTTACCCTTTGCAGTGGCTTCTCTCTTCTTTTTATTTGCAGCAGCTAACTTACGTCTACCGGCTGCAGTTGATTTAAGTTTTTTAATCTTTGCAGATGGAGCATAGACCTCTCCAGTTTCAGAAGATTTCTTTCCACTGGGAGTTCTCCATTTCTGTTTTGTCCATTTCTTTAAAGACCTTTGAGATTTTTTAAGTGCCATTATTTATCCTTTTCACTATATAAATTATTAAAAGTTATTTCTGGATTCATATAACTTTCGTGTCCTTCTGCAGAATGTAACCACTGGGAAGGGATAAAGTCTGGTGGTCCTTCACCAGTTGCCCACAACGCAGGGTTAGTAACTCTAACTCTGTTATTGGGTAATGCAATAATATTTCCTTTCCAAGGACAATCTTCTGTAATATATAGTACGTGAGACTGTTTATGTTGTGCCGGGTCGTCAGCAATACTGTTATCGGTGTAGTCTACAGTAAACAAATATCTTGCTGTGTAGAACTCATTTGCAATTTTAGCAATCCAAGGTGATGAACTTGTTCTATCTAAAACCACAACTGAGTGTGTTCTAGCTTCACAATCCCAAGGCTGCACCAAATGATTTTCCATTGGTTCTGCCCATTCATCCATAGGTATGTCAGCTACTAAACCTTGTATGGGCATCCTAGCCCACATAGCTCCACCATGAATATTACCTTCTTCCCAATCATCTCGGTCTACTTCATTTCCAGTAAATACTACTTGAAAACTAAGAGACCTATCAGGTATTGTGTTTACTGCTATTGCTAGTGCATGAATAAACTCACCATGATATTTTAAATGATTGTGTGTAAACTCCCTCCTTACCCAACATGGAAAGTGAGGAATATTACTCATTAAGAAAGACATTTAACCTTTCTTCTTCTTACGAGTAGCTTTCCTTTTAACTACTCTTTTAGCTCCCCCTTTAGACATACTTTTCTTTTTTTTAGCTCCACCTTTAGCGTAGCCTTTTCTCATTTTATGCTGTGGTGTATGTGGCATTATATGCTCCTTACATTAGTTAATATTAAGTCTTGCGACCATGTTGTTTTCGGATAGCTTCTTTTCCTTTCTTAGCTATCTGAGCCTGTGTAGCTTTACCTGCTACTTTAGCACGTTGTTCTAATACTGTCAATATCTGTATCTTACGTGCAAAAGGTTTTTTAATTCGTTTTACTTTGGCTACTGTAGCTCTGGCATCAGCCGGAGTTGCAAACTTAATTGATACAGTATCCTTTGGATTCTCGTCTGTGTATAGTCTTCTTCCACTACCCTTAGGTTTTTTACCTGTTCCTTTCTTAGGGTCTCTTTTCTTTTTAGTCATGACTGTAAATTATAAATAATTAATAATATGAATATTGCTCCGAGTACTGGTGGTAGTGTAGGTAAGAACACCATGTACCATAAAGGTCTACTAAGTAGCTTACGATTTGTATCCTCCACCTGCTGCTTTGTATTGTTTTGCAAGCATCTGTGCTTTTCTTGCACTCCATTGTCCGGGTCTTCCACCTTTACTCCCTGCTTTAATTTTATTAAATAATCTTTTACGCATAGTAGGTTTCGTATAGTTACCTGCTTTGTTTACTGTAGATTTCTTTTTAGTTGTTGTTTTCTTTCTTGGCATTGTTCTTCCTTCGCTTTTGCATTAGATGCTCCCACATAATATTGTTAGCATCCAACTTCTGTTTCATCGTAGCTGTCTTCTTCTTCATATTCTATTTCTTCAGCATCTATTGTTACAGGAGCTTTATCTGGTAATATAAAGATACCACTAGATGCTTGCATATTAATATCTAACTTCTCAGACTTTGACACTCCTACACGGTCTAATAAAGACTGTGCAGCTACCAGTTTATTACTAGCCTGAGGTATTGGTTTATCCGAATCCATGATTTCTAAGAGCTTAAAAGCTGCCTTAGGTGCATTATGAGCTAGTACATCCTTAGTTAACTCTAAGACTTCGTTCTTTAAAGACTTTAAAACCTGATAATGTCCACCAGAATAACCTGCTAAAGCTGCTGCAGCCTTTGCATCTCCTTGTGTTTCTACAAGATTGTCTAAAAATAATTGTTGTTTGTCTGTAAGCTTTCTAGCTTGTTGAGTTGTGGGTATAATACTGCTCATGTAAACTAGTATAAGGTGCTATGAAAAAAAGTCAAGAAGGACTTGACAAAAAGCTCTCTGGACTGTAGAATGAGGCTTGTCCGGTAGGCAGGTTAGCACCTACAGGATACCCACCACTATATAGTCTTTAAAGCCCGACATTTCTGGTTTACACCCCAAACAGCAAAAAATATATAACCACACCATAGATATATATGGAGGGTGGTATGGTCTCCTGCGTACCCATAGACTATTCGGGATATGAAAGGCGATAGGACCAAATAGATATTGATATTCAAACTCTCAGGAGAATTCAGGTCTATATAGAACAGAGATGTGTCACGATAGACTTTGGGGAACGACCATATATTGTAAAGTCCACTAGCTTTTTGGAATTTCGTAGACTTGATAGGACTCAGATGGTGCAAGGCAAGCTCTTAATCTTGTGACTAGGCTCTCCCTAGGCAGTGATGTCTATCAATATAATAATTCTTAGCAAGTCTTCTCCTTTTTTAATAGCTTGCTGGACCTTCAAGTGTGTTTCACTTTCAAAAACTATCTAGTTTACAAAATCTACAAAGTTAATAAACATATATAAAATTATTATTAAACTAAAAACTTCATAAACTTCAAAGGGTTAGATAGTTTTTGTTTGAATTCATATTACCACTTCGTATCCATATTATAAGTTCCTTACGCTGATTATTGTACATCATTATAAGAGCAAGCTAGACATCCTTCGATTGCACTCCATCAACTGCTATCGCATGCTAACTTTTACGCTTCTAGAACAAAAAGTCCTTTGTGCGTTCTGAAATCCTTGTATCACTAAGCCCTAAGCCCTGTCTTGAAACTCAAAGAGTTTGCGTGTTTCTCAAACGTAAAAAGTTTCATATATATTCTCCCTGTATCTTTATTATTAATTTACATGAAACCAAAAAGCGTCACAAGAGTCAAGAGCCTGTAACAGCTAAAGCTTAACAGGCTCTAAACACTGCTCTTGTTAGCTTTTTGTCTCCATGTTATAGTATTGTAAACAGGGAGAATATTATGATACTAATTACCTTTAAGAACCAAGAAACTTATGAGTTTCAAGACAGTTTTATGGCAAAGTGCTTCATAGGATTTCAATCCACACAAAGCATTTCTGTTGTAAAAGTTAGATGCGATAGGGCATCTGATTACGTGGCAATCGAAGAATATCTTAGATTGCTTAATAATAATATCCAATAAAACTAAGGAGTTATAATATGGATACTACGTTCGACATGAAAAAAGTGAAACAGGAAACACTTGAAGGTCCTGCAACCTATAATCAATGTAATGGACTTGCTAAGAAGTTCTCATATGGATTAAAGGGAAAAGAATGGGGAGAGTCCTATTCTAGAATAAGAGCTTGCTTGCTTGAAGAAAGAGCCGAAGGAAGACTTACTTTCCAAAAAGCTAGTGGACTTTTCGGGAAAACAAAGCTCCCCAAAGTCTATCGTGACAAAATACAAAAATATCTAGACCTGAATTCTGGATAGTTTGTAACTAAGAAAAGAGCTAGGTCCTATCGCCTAGCTTTTTTTTGTCTATGGGTACTGAGTAGGCTTGGCATTCGCCAAGTCTTCTTTTTTTGCAGGAGACCAACCATACTTAATATTACTTTAGAGTATTCCATATACTTCAGTATACAGTAGGGGGCAACAGGTGGAGGGCATACTGTGGATAAGTTGTATATAAGTTGTATATAACCTGTATATAACCTGTATATATCCTGTGGATAACTTTCGTATTTATATATAATAGAGGGGCAACAGATGGAGGGAATTAAAACTGTACCTTTGCCTACTGTACCTTACTAAACTATGTACCTATATCTGTACCTTTTATAGTATAGTAGTCTTCAAACTATTAAGATAATTGATATAATAGACTTGACAAGATTGTGGCGTTCGGGTTAAACTTTAAAGCGTTCGGGGCAGACCTCGGACATTTGTTTAAATATAATAACCTGAGGAGGTTTAATATGTCAAAAGTAAATATTGGTTCACATAAAGTAAACGAAGTAGTAGTTTCTAATCATGTACACAGAGATGATAAAGGACATGGTTGGTTTGTTACTAAAGATATTTTAGTGATTAATGAAGAAGGCGAAGAAGTATTATGTATTACTTTGTTTGCTGAACACTTAAATCAATTAAAATTTAAAACTGTTGAGTCTTATGAGGGCAGGGAAGATGATATAGTTACTAAACGCTTTGGTGAAACTTTAATAGATGATTTAACTAAAGATGATATTATTGCAAGAGCAAAGGAGAATTCATAATGGAAAGAATTATTCAAGACTGGGAGCTAGTTAAACAGCTCATAAAAGATATTGAAGATAATAGTGATGATGAACTTAACTTCGAGGAGGACTAATGAGTTTTAGAACACAAGACTTAGCTTTCGACCACTATTACAATAAAGGTTTTAAATATGATAAGTCCATGAGTGTCCGAGAGGATAAATGGTATATGTTTAGAAAGGGCAATCGCTATGTAGTTATAACTCCCAAGTATGATAATATACTGGGAACTAGTTGGATAGCAAGGAGCTTTTATTAATATAATAGATATAACAGGCTTGACAAGGATTGTCGAGTCGGTTATACTTTTAGGGCTTCGGCAATGGAGGGTATCTCTTAGATACTTTTTTAATAATAATAATACCTGAGGAGGTAATCAAGATATGAGTAAAATTACTTATACTGTAAAAGGGAGTGCGACTTCCACACCAATCGCATTAGCACCATTATCAATTCAAAAGATTTGGAATAGAGGAACTGAGTTAGGAGTTAATATCCTAAGAGTCAGAGCTGTTCAAAATCGTAATGAAATATCTACTGGTGCTACATTTGATGGCTATCACAAAGATAAAGTTTCTATCTATAGCCAAAAAGATAACCCTGCTAAAGAGCTTTGGTTTAGGAGGTTTGTTAAACTGAATGAAGCTAACAAGAGTATGCAAGTTCTTGAAGTTGCAGATAACCTTGATGTTCAAGATACTTTGAATGTCATGGACTCTTACAATACATTTGCCAATGGTAATGTATTTACTAGGTTCTTCAGAAAAGTATTTAGCTTAGTCTAATACTAAGAGTTTGATAGTTCTCTTTAAAAACTATCACCCTTTTAATAACAATCTATGGAGATAGAAATATGGCACAAATGAGAAAATTTGAACAAGATGCAATAGTTAATCAGATAATTAAAACTATTAAATCTAAATTTGAAACAAACAATGAGACTTTAAAATCAAATAAAAAATATTTAGCTATAGTAGCAATTAATGATGATATTAAAGACCTTGAAAATAAACTAAGAGTTCTTCGAATAGAAAAAGAAAGTCTTCAAAACTCAAGACGAGAGCTAATAAACGACTTTAATAAGAAATTCGATGTTGAATTAGATTATGATTATAATGATAATCTGAATTTCAATTTTCAAGAATGGACTGTTAGACGAGATGTTGAAGACCAATTAGCTATAGCTTTACTTGGTAGTGAGTGGAAAGATAATCTTCCTGCTATCATTGAGGAGATTGCTAGTCAATTTTAATTTAAGGGTGTGTTCTGGGAATGTTAACACAAACACTTAATAAGGACTAAATAAATGCCCCCAAATCCTTGCCCTTATATTTTTTTGAGGAGATAAAATATGTTATTTAATGTATATGTCGGCACGTTAAAAGAAATTGTAGTCGTGCAATTAAAAGCAAATAGCCATAGTCAAGCACTAAACAAAGTTAAAAGAATTTTTCCAAATTCAAAAGACTATACGCTTGATGTAAAAATAAAAAGTTATACATAGGAGATAAATATGCCTACATACAAATTACTATCAAAAGGTAGTATTAAAATAGATAAAGGTAATAAGATACAAAGCAAATATTTTAGTAGAGTTATGTATCTTGCACCACACAACTTAGCTGATGGCAAACGTACTGTATGTCCATATGCTACAGTTGCTAAATGCCATGAGCCATGTTTAAATCTATCAGGCAATGGATTTTATACTAATGTTCAAAAAGGTAGAATTAGAAAGACTTTATTGTTTTTAGATAACTATGATACATTCATGGAGTATTTAATTGAGGACATCAACAAGTTTATTGGAGAGTGTTATGAGCTTAATAAGATACCATGTCTAAGACTTAATGGTACTTCGGATATACAATGGGAACATCAGTTGGTTGATGGCAAAAATATATTTGAAATATTTCCTGATGTCTTGTTTTATGATTACACCAAGATACCTACACGAAAAGTTTCACATATTAAAAACTATCATTTGACTTGGAGTTACTCAGAAGCTAACGATAAGTATGCTAAATTATTTGATAAGGTACAATGCAACAAAGCTGTTGTATTTAGAAAAGAATTACCTGAGACTTTCAAAGGTCTCAAAGTAATAAATGGTGACAAACATGATATGAGATTTCTTGACGAACCTAACGTAGTAGTTGGGTTACTAGCAAAAGCTAAAGCTAAGAAAGATTATTCAGGGTTTGTTGTTGATAACTTAATAGAAGCGAGGGCAGTAGTATGATGATACTAAATTATAAAAGTAAAAAAGAGTTGAAAGAAAACATAGGTAATCGATTAAGATATACTGAAACTTCTTTCTTTGGTAACGAATATGAAAGCAATGGAACTTTTGTAGGTTGTAATAGACCATATGACCCAAGAGGTACAGGAACTAGAGAGTTCTTTGCACAAGTTACAATGGTTGATGATTTAATTAGTGAGGTAAAATAATATGGGTAGTGGATACGAAAAAACAGCTAAAGAACACATGGTTCTAACTGGATTAGAAGGCTATGTTGAAGATACAATTGAGTATTCTGATACAATACTTAGCATTCATAATGATATACAAGATGTTAAAGATATTGCAGAAGATAATCATAGATATGCTATGGACCATATTAATGACGAGTATAGTAGATTAGAGTCAGAGCTTGATAGCAAAGTATATGATTTAGAAAGTATGATTGATGATTTGAAACAAATGATTGAGGACTTGAAAAAATGAGTAGAAAAGAATTTTTTGAATGGTTATCTACTTGCCCTAGTAAAAAAATGTTTTTTATAAATGATGATTGGGGCAATACAACGATTAGATTTGAATATGAGGAGTTACAAAAATGAGTAATGATGCAAACGAAAGACTACAAGAATTTATAAGTGAAGAAGTATCTAGACAGTGGCAACTTCCTAATAGACCTGATTTAGAGAAAGACTGTGTAGAGTTTATATGGGATAGATGGGATAAAGAAATACCCTATCAAGACGAAGTATATATAACTTTTTTATTAATACAGTTTCTATCAGGTCATTGTCGTAATGCATTATCTTCACAAGATATTGACTTTATGGCTATAGAAGAGATACATAGAAATTTAGAAAAACAATTAGAGGAAACAAGATGAAAGCAATATTAATTGATGTACATACACAATCAGTAACTGAGGTAGAACATGATAATACTTTAGATAATATTTATGATTTATTAAACTGCAGAACTTTTGATGTAGTTAGGATTGATGAAGTAGATAGTATTTATGTTGATGATGAAGGATTATTTGTAGACGACCAGTTATTCTTTGAGTATGGTGGTGATGCCCAATCTGTTAGACTAGCAGGTAATGGATTAATACTTGGAGTAGATGATGAAGGCAACTCCATTAGTCCTCAAACAACTGTTGAAGAAGTGGAGGGTAGAGTTGGTTTCTTACCTAGAGGATATTCATGGTAGACGTTGAAGTATATGGATATGACGACAATGGTATCAATGTTGAATGGTATTGGAGTGACCAAGTAAAAAAGAATTGGAAGACTTGGAAACCTAAGGTGGAGGATGTATTACTAGTAGACTTGACACACACCCAAAGAAATGGTAAAATTATCTATGAAATTTTTCAGGATGTAATGGATAAAGAACATCCTAAGAAAATTAAACCAACAGGAATATATAAAGTAAGGAGGTAAAGTGGATAGTTATATAGTAGAAGTTATAGATGAATTAAATGAGTCTTGTATTATAATTAATTATGCAGACACTATACAAGAACTAGTAGATAACATAGTTTGTATGGAGGGATTTAAATTTATCAAAAGGATTAGAAGACAATCAGATGATAAAGAAATAAGATTAACAAAAGACAAAATAGACTTAGAAGAACTTAGATTATTAAGGTCGTTAATTGATGATGAAATTGAACTAAGAAATACATTAACAAATCAAGAGGAAGATAAAACTATACAGTGAGAAAAGCTAGACAAAAAATAGAACATACTTCTAAGACTGGTTCTAGAGGTAAAAAGACTTGGCAGGGTAGAGGGAATGTAGGTACTTCGACTATGCCAAAGAGAAAGAAACAAACCTACAAAGCTTATAGAGGGCAAGGAAAATGATTGAAATATCACAAGCAACACTAGATGTCATTGAGTCTATTAAAAATAGTAGACCACTACGTTTCACATATGGAGACAGTGGTGAAAGACTAATCCAACCAACAGGTTTTTTCGGAGACTTTATTGGGTTTGAGGGTAATGATTTAGATGTATCTGAGGAAGAGAATAACTTTAAAAGATTTTTATTTAAAAGAGTTACTCATTGGGATGGAGTATGTTTACCTTACAAAGTTTCAGTAACATTTAAGTTTGAAGGTTATCCAACAGACAAGGAAGTAAGAGAACAACTTATCTTTCTTGCCGAAGAAAGTGAAGACTTAGAATACACCATCACACAAGATGATGACTGAGTATGACATACATAAAATATTTGCAGAACAACAAGAACATGACAGAGTAACAGCACTGTATGCTGATAATGGAGTAATTGAATTACGATATGCTGATGGCACTGCAGAAATTTACAAGAAACGTAAATGGTTAAAAGGTTTTAAATTAATAAGGAGAAGACAATGAAAATTGCAACAACACTTATATGTTTACTAGCTATAGCAGTGGGCATAAATGTTTATTCTTCGCATACAGAACGAGACAGATTAGAAACTGCTCTACGTTTATTGGATGCACGAATAAGTGAAAATAGCACTTCTATTGAAGAGGTGGAGGATTATATTGTAGATAGCACAATCGAACTAGAACGAATGCACTACATTATGATGGATAATATTAGAGATGTAGGTAAGTCTTTAAATAGTCATGAGCATGAGCCTGTGTATATTGAAGTACCGGAAGTTCCTGCTGTAGAGATTACAACAAAGCCTGAACCTAAACCTGAACCTGTAGAAGAACCAACTTTAGAAAGAGTGTATGATGAAGAAACACAATTACATACACCAGTCTTTCCAGTTGAAAAAGAAGTGGAGGTAGTCAAGGAAACATTTAGTTGTCCGAAAGCTAACAGCAGACTTGGTAGATACATAGAAGATATAAGTATTCGTAAAGACTATGAGTTTGTGGCAACCTATGATGTTGTTGACTCTAGCATAGATAATATTAGATTTGACAAGACACTACCTAATAGTTTAAAATTTGCAGTGTCAAGATATATTAAGAGCTTAACAGCTCGTGGTAATAAAGCTGATTGTAAAATATCAATTAAAGTATTGGAGAACTAAATGCAAGAATTTTATAGACTAACCAAATCTGAGTACATGGAGTTTAATAACTTTTGTACAGACAATTACAAAGAATTATATGAAAATAAAGATGGACATGTAGTACACTATATGCCTAATTCTGATAGCTTTCATGTATATGTAGATGCAAATGAACAATCAGGTATGCAAGATTTTTTAGATAAATTGCTTGCATACGAATTGTAAGTATGGTATAATGCACTCACTCAAAGACATGACCTTGATATTAAAGGCTTTCCTTGAGTCACCGAGTAGCATTAGCCCTCTATCTCCATCCTCCTCAAGGAGCTACTTGGTTCAGTTATCTGAGGTGATGGGGCAACTGGCTCATAGCCCCAACTCGAAAGAGTTAGCTATGGTTTTTAAATACTGTTAAAATAGGAGAAAAAAATATGGCAGTAGTTAATGGAACTGCGTATTGGGCAAGTATTAAAACACCTAATACGAAATTCGAACCAGTATATACAATCAACCTTGTGGTTGACGAAGATACTGCAAATGATTTTGCGTCAAGAGGACACAAAATTAAACAGATGGATGAAGGTCCATCTATTGTTATCAAAAGAAAAGTTAATGGACCTAATGGAATGGTTCGTACAGCACCTAGACTTTTAGATGCTGAGAAGAACGAAGTTAACTATTCAGTTGGTAATGGGTCTAAAGTTAGAGTACAATTCAATGAGTACCAAGGAGAAAATAAGTATGGACCATACACAGGTCTAGACTTACAAGCTGTCCAAGTGATTGACCTTGTTGAGTACAGAGCAGAAGATGGTGCTGAACTTTTAGATGGGGAGGAGTTCTAATGACAGATACTCCTCAGTTGCAGGGTGCACCTATAACTATCAATCAAGAAGATGGTTCGGCTAAGGTATATGATACAGGACTGTTATCACCCGAAGCACAACAATCGGTTGATATGATTACCTTTATTGCAAGGTTAAGAAATGTACTTGATGCAGCAGGACAAGTATTCAGTAATGTAGTAACCAACAGTCTTATTGACGAAGCTGTAGTAGAAGAACTAAGCTCACCAAATAAGAAGGTTGAGGAAGACACTACTGATGATAAGGACACTAAATAATAGTGTTAGTAACACGAGGGCAGGTTACCATAGCTTGCCCTCATTTTTTTATGAGGAGGTTATATGGAACAAAGCACTTGGGATAAACACAAGCTACCCTGTCCGAAATGTGGTGGCAGTGACCCAGTATCTACGAACACAGATGGTTCAGGCTATTGCTTTAGCTGTAACCACTATTTCAAAGATTATCAAAGTGAAGTGGATGGTAACATAGTAGACATGGCTTCACACAAAGAACCTAGCACATTCTTAAACTCATACACAGGAGTCTTTGGTGACCTGACTGATAGAAAGATTAGTCAAGACGTTGCTAAGAAATATTCTGTACGTGTGATTTATGATAGTCAAGGCAAGGTAGCTAAGCATATCTATCCTTACTACAATAGCAATGAGATTGTCTCAACTAAAACAAGAACAGTAAGTACAAAAGGTTTTGTAGTCGATGGTGGCTATGAAGGTACAGGATTGTTTGGTGAGCAACTGTTTGGTAAAGGTGGTAAGTATCTTACGATAACAGAAGGTGAATGTGATGCTATGGCAGTCTACGAAATGTTCGACAAGAAGTGGGCATCAGTTTCAGTTAAGCGTGGTGCTCAAGGTGCAGTCAGAGATATACGAGACAGCATCGAGTTTGTTGAATCATTCGACCACGTTGTTCTTTGTTTTGATAATGACAAGTATGGTAGAGAAGCAGCTAGAAAAGTTGCTCGTATTATAAAACCCGGAAAAGCTAAGATAGTTTCTTTACCACAAGGTTTTAAAGATGCCAATGCTATGCTTGAACAAGGACAGTATGCACAGTTTACTAAGGCATGGTGGGATGCTAAGACATACACACCATCGGGTATCATGGAACTGTCTAGTGTAAAAGACAAATGGTTACACAGAGAACAGAAAGAAAGTATTGCGTATCCTTGGGAAGGACTTAACAAGAAACTTTATGGTATGCGTAAAGGAGAGTTGGTCACACTTACTGGTGGTACAGGACTTGGTAAGTCTAGTATTACTCGTGAGCTGACTCACTATCTAATTAAGAACACCGAAGATAATGTTGGTATCATAGCATTAGAAGAAAACTGGTTGAGGACTGCTGATGGTATTGTATCTATCGAAGCTAATGATAGATTGTATCTTGAAGAGAAACGCAAGAACTATACTGATGAACAACTGCAAGAGTTATTTGATAAGGTTATTCAGAAAGACAAAGTATTTATTCATGCACATCTTGGAGCTACAGATATAGATGAAATCTTTTCTAAGCTTCGGTACATGATTGTTGGTTGTGAGTGTGATTGGGTAATCGTGGACCACTTACATATGTTGGTCAATCAACTGACTGAATCAGATGAACGCAGAGGTATTGATACATTGATGAACAGACTCCGTTCTTTAGTTGAAGAGACTGGTGTGGGTATGTTCTTAGTATCACACTTACGTAGAGCAGCAGGAGATAAAGGACACGAGCAGGGTATTGAAGTATCCCTATCACATCTTAAAGGCTCTCAAGGTATCTCACAGTTATCGGATTGTGTGATTGCATTAGAACGTAATCAACAGGCAGAAGATGAAATGGAATCGAATACAACTAAAGTTCGTGTTCTTAAATCTAGATACACAGGAGATACTGGACTAGCTTGTAGCTTGCTTTATGATATTCAAACTGGTAGAATGAATGAGGTTACAGATGAAGAAACCTTAGACGACTTACCATTTTAGGAGAAGTTATGGAAGAAATTGTATTTGACATAGAAGCAAATGGCTTACAACCTGATAAGATTTGGTGTATTGTAGCCAAGCCTTTGGGTAAGCCTGTCGTATCGTTTGGTCCGAATGCTATTGATGAAGGTATTACATTTTTACAATCTGCTGATGTATTGATTGGTCATAATATATTAGGTTTTGATATGCCTGTTATTAATAAACTGCATGGTGTAGACTTATCTAAGAAAGTAATTAAAGACACACTTGTTATGTCTAGATTGTTTAATCCTGTACGTGAGAATGGACATAGTTTAAAAACGTGGGGATACATCGTAGGCTTTCCTAAAAACGAACAACCCGAAGATTGGGATGGTTTCTCAGACGAGATGTTAAAGTATTGTCAACAAGATGTAATACTAAATGAAAAAGTATATCAACGTCTACTCAAAGAAGGTGAAAACTTTGGAGAAGATTCGATAGCACTTGAGCATGGAGTAGCAGAAGTTCTAAAACAACAAGAAGACAATGGGTTCGAGTTCAATCAAGAGTATGCCATGATGTTGGTAGCTCAGTTGAAAGAACGTATGTTTGAAGTTGAGAAAGAAGTACAAAAGGTTTTTAAACCTAAGATGGTAGATATAAAACAAGTTGTACCTAAGTTAAAGAAAGATGGAACACTATCCAAGTCAGGTTTAACAGCAGAAGAATATGATAGGCTCATAGAGTCAGGTGATTACAAACCTTTTATGAGACAGAAGTTACAAGACTTTAATCTAGGTTCTCGTAAACAGATTGGTGAATACCTTACAGACTTCGGTTGGAAACCTAACAGGTTTACTCCTACAGGTCTGCCGATAGTTGATGAATCTTCTTTGGCAAAGGTTAAAGATATACCGGAAGCTAGGTTAATAGCAGAGTTTTTACTGCTACAGAAACGCATAGCTCAGATTGATTCTTGGATACTTGCTGTACAGAAGGACAATAGAGTACATGGCTTTGTGATACCTAATGGTACAATCACTGGTCGTATGTCTCACCGTTCTCCTAACGTAGCACAAGTTCCTAGTCTCAGTAGTGAGTATGGTAAAGAATGCAGGTCTTGTTGGACTGTTAAAGATGGTTACAAATTAGTAGGTATAGATGCTAGTGGTTTAGAATTACGAATGTTAGCACACTATATGAATGACGAGGATTACACACATGAAGTTACAGAAGGAGACATACACACAGCTAATCAGAAAGCTGCAGGACTTAAATCAAGAAATCAGGCAAAGACATTTATCTATGCCTTCATATACGGAGCAGGAGATGCAAAGAT